TTTTTTATTTTTTTTTTTTTTTTTTTAATTAAAAAAAAAAAAAAAAAGAATAAAAAAACGACGCGCATTAGGCCCGGAGAAATTGAGAGTAAAGAACTAATGTAATGTTATTATCAATCTATCATGGATTATGCATTGTATCCGCAACAATAGGTAGAGTAAGCCATGCAGCAATCAAGCCTATCCAATCCATGGACTAGATAGGTCCTAAAAAGGTCTAGGATGGGCCTAGAACGGCTTTGCGCAGTGCAGCCTAGGTGGATGTAGCTGTAGGGGTGTTTGCGGAGCTTGTAGGGGATGTAGGGTTGATAGAAGTGTCGCAATGTAATAGATGGGATAGCCGACCATCGCCGCACCCCTCTATTTTGATTCCGTGCGCGTGGGCACTGGGCAATATTTGCCTAGTCAAACGATATTGCAGTAAATACACCATAACTCGACGCTGCTGGCCATAGGTAGGCAATATTTGCCTAGTTGCATGATATCAGCTCGGTATGCTGTGAGATACAGTCTCAATACCTCCGCCGACATCTTATGTTGTGCGCATAAGATACCGCATTATGTCCAATAACGGTCATTTTATGGTGGTCGCTGCGTATTATGTCACAAGCGTTGATTCGTAATGCTATGCTATGCCGACACTTGCAGACTTCTTTACATATAATTTACAGGAGACATAATGGTTATTGTGCGACAAATGGTGTGGCTGTCATGGAGATGTGCCTGGGCATGCGGTTACCCCATGCCGAAGGCCCGGGGTATACAGGTCCCCACCCCGTAGCGATGTGGCGTTTCATCCTACCCACGGCGAAATGGCCATACCAAACATGATAACCACATATCATATACCGGGGTATACCCATCAATTGACCCATATTGCTGCGAATGATGTGCGATTTTACAAAAAATAAAACCCCGATAGCGGAGCGATAAGACATAATGCGATTGACATATGGCAGATGACATGCCAAAGGTGGCGACATGCCAAAGGCTAGGGTGCTAGATGAGTATAAAGACGCATATTGCGCGGAGATAGAGAAGTATTTCGCCGACCGCATGGATTGTGTGAGCGTAAGGGAAGACACCTGCGGACGGCCATTTGGCGTTGTGACGAAATCTCCAAGCCTAGTGAAGTGGGCGGCCAGCCGGAACTTCAGCATGAAAACGATAGCGCAGTGGCGGGAAGAGCATCCGGCGTTCAGTGCGGCGTGTGACAGGGCGGAGACGAAGGAACGAGCGATACTGGAAGAGATGGGCGAGGCTGGATGTGCGCCGAAGTATGTGGAGATGCGGTTCAAAGTGTTGGGCCTGCTGAAAGAAGAAGAGCGACGTGGTGAGATGCCGACGATACAGGTTAACATCGACCCGAAGAGCCTGAAGTATGCGGACGTGAAAGACATTGACGAAGCGAAGATAGTTGCGATGATAGCTGACGTTCAGGAACAAGAAAAACAGGAGGCGATTTCGAATGACAACGATGCAGGAGCTGGACAACACGGCGAGGAAGCTGGAAGTGGTGAATGCGATGGGTGCGACGCTGCTGGAGTATCTGAGGCGCGGGGCGGTTGACGACGTGACGGTGGTCATCAGCGGTCACGGAAAGCTGCGGGTGATGACGACGCTGACAGCGCGAGAGTGCCTCGATGTAATGAGTGACGTTGCGGACGACGCGATAAAGCACGGAGGGGTGTAGCATGAGAAAGATGCGCGGTGGGTGGTATTTGTCTTCATGGTATGAGCCTGTTTATCGCCAGAATTTTTGGCTTACGGTCGGGGCTACTGGAGATCAGGTCGAGAAATGGGCACGGAAAGATCTCCACTGCGAGGTGCGTGGTAATGAAATAGGTGGATTCGGCTGTGTAATACCGTTCGATCTGGAAACGGATGGATTTTTTGGTTGCCTCATATGGCTTGCCAAATGGGAACCGAACCCGCAGATGTTATCGACGGTTGCCCATGAGGCAGTTCACGCGGCAGATTTTACGCTTGGAGACATTTGTGGAGTAGCCAGAGGAGAGTCATTCGACAAAAATGAAGCGTATGCATACTATGTTGGATACATCACGAAAAAAATACTTGAAGAGTTGGCGTCAAAGCCAGATGTCGTATCTGGAGAATATATCAAGAAGAACAACAAGAAGCGATGCCGCAGATAAACCTAACAGTTCCGCAGGCGCAGTTCAGTGCGCTGGACGTAGAATACGCGCTGTTCGTTGGAGGATACGGAAGTGGGAAGTCGTTCACGCTCGCGTATAACTTAGCTCACGACGTGTTGACCGTTCCACCCATTGTTCCATTTGCGGTATTCATGCCGACATATTCTATGCTGGCGGAAGTCACGGTCCCCACCATATCGAAAATGTTCGACACGCTCGGGATACCCTACCGATACAACAAGACCGAGAAGACCTTTTGCGACATGCCGAACGGGGCAACGGTGATATTGAAGTCGATGGAAGACCCGTCGAAGATTGCCGGAGCCGAGTATGTGCGAGTTTACGTTGACGAATTAGAGACGATGCCGTTCGACAAGGGGATGGACGCATGGAACAACATCACGGCACGCGGAAGAGCGAAAGTCAGATACAAGGGAAAGGCGATAGAGCCTCGCATCAGGGTTTACACTACTCCGAACGGTGGCAAGCGGGGTATTACATGGAAGCTATGGGGGATAAACGAAACCCTGCCGCCAGAAGAACAGAAAAAGCGGAAGAATTACGCCTACGTCCGGTCGCCGACGTGGGCGAACATCTCGCACCTGAGCAAAAACTACATCCTGAACCTGTATAACCTGTATCCTGCTACGCTGGTAAACGCATATCTGGCCGGATACTGGGTGAACATGGAAAACGGACTCGTGTATTCCGAGTATGACCGCGTGAAATGCAGGAACACGTTCACGGTTACGCCAGAAGACAAGACTCTCTACATCGGGATGGATTTCAACGTCGGGCACATGGCGGCGGTGGTGCACATTCGGCAGAGAAACGCGGCAGAAAACGCGCTGTATCCGTGGCGGTATCACGCCGTTCGAGAGTTCGTCGACCTGATGGACACACCGGCGATGATTGACAAGCTGAAGACTGAGTATCCCGGTAAAAAACTCGTGATATTCCCAGATTGCGCCGGGGTAAGCCGGAAAAGCTCTGATGCGTCGATAAGTGACATCGCGCTGTTGCAGAAAGCGGGCTTTGAGACCCGTTATCATCACTCACACCCTGCGGTAAAAGACCGCGTGTTGGCGATGAACCGAGGATTCAAGAGCGGCGACGTGACGGTCAACGACCTATTGTGCCCGAGATACGCCGAAGCCCTGAGCGAACAGACGTATGACGACAAGGGAGACCCCGACAAATCGACCGGAATCGACCACGTTCTGGATGCGCCAGGATACCTTGTAGAATACGAAATGCCCATTAAACGACCAGTCATAGGAACAGTGCGCACATACGGACGGTATTGATTTGACAATTATGGGACATATGATAAAGGAGACGGCATGAGCAATAAACCGAATGTTGGATACGTGCGGCCCGAACTGGAGGCCAAGCTGGAGGAATATCAAACCATTCGTGATTGCATGGAAGGGGAATACGCCATCAAGGGCGAACGCAGCAAGAATTACCTCCCCGACCCGGACCCGATGTTGGATGACCCAGTATGGCGCGACGCGATCTACAAGGGGTACCTGATGCGCCCGCCGTGGTATGGCGTGTCGCTGAGGACGCGAAACGCCCTCGTCGGCGAAGTGTTCAAGCGAGAACCCATCATCAACCTGCCGAGTGGTCTTGAAATCCTGAGAGACGACATTGACGGGAACGGCGTGACGATGATACAGCAGATGCGTAAGAGCCTCTGCGAAATCATTGACATCGGGCGCGGCGGGTTGCTGGTTGACTACACGGCGACGGGCAACACTGGAGACGGTGTGGTAACGCTGGCTGATGTGGAAAGCGGGAACGTGCGCCCCGTGATTGTTCGTTATAACGCCGAAGACATCGTCAACTGGAGGGAAATGCGCATAGGCTCGAAAACTGTTCTGTCGAAGGTGGTCTTGCGCGAGACGTTCGTTGCTGAAGATGATGACTACGAAGAGAAGTTGGGTGAGCAGCGCAGGGAGTTCTCGCTGGAAATGTATGAAGGCGGGATGTTCGTGAACTGCCTGATATGGCGGAAGCTCAAGGACGCGAAGACAGGCGAAGAAGAGTGGGTTAAGGTCAGCGAGTTCCCCATCATCGACCACAGCGGGAAGGCGTTCGACGAAATCCCGTTCTACCCGTTTGGCTCTGAGGATAACAACTGGACAATGGATCCATGCCCGATGAGTCCAATAACGTGCATGAACCTCGCGCACTTCCGGGTGTCGGCAGACCTCTACAATTCCGCGTTCAAGATGGGAATGCCGCAGTTGAAACTGCACGGCGTCGACAAGGACTGGATTGATACGCAGATGGGCGGACGTATCATCACTGGGTCGAACAAGGCCCTGTTACTGCCAGCTACGACGAATGGGGCCGAGGCTGGAATCCTCGTATGCCCAGAGAACACGCTGATAACGAAGCTGATTGCCATTATTGAAGAGCAGTTGGTATCGCTGGCGGCCAAGATGGTCAAAGAGGGGCTGATAAGCAAGACCGCCACGCAGGTTGCGACAGAAGCCTCTTCCGAGACAGCCACGCTCACGAACTACGCAAACAACGACAGCATGGCTTATAAAAAGGCGTTGAAGGCGGCAGCGAAATTTACTGGAGACAACCCCGACGAAGTGTATGTGAAGCTGAACACGCAGTTCAATTTCACGGAAGCCGACTCGCAGCGACTGCTGGCATATGTCACGGCGAAGGATTCTGGAACGCTCGCACTGGAAGAAGTCCGAGACCGCCTGATTGAGGAAGGCGTGGCGACCATGCCATATGCCGAGTTCAAGAAGGCTATGGAGTCGCAGCCGGACTATTCCAAGAAGGAAACGACGAGTGCTGCTGGCGGCGGAGCGGCACAAGAAGCCGCGATGGCTGGGGAATAATTTTCAAACACATAGGAGGACTGAGACATGGCACTGAAATATACGATTGACAGCACCGACGGCCTCGACAAGACCGTTGCGGAGCTTTACACGAAGGGCGACGACGGGAAATACCGTCTCGCGGTTGATGGCGTTGAACCCGCCGAAAACGTAACCGGACTGAAGACGGCCCTCGAAAAAGAGAAGGCTGAGCGCGAGGCCCTGAAGAAGAAGCTCACGGAACGCGAAGCCAAGCAGGCCGAAATCGAAGCTGAGGCCGCGAGGAAGGCCGAAGAGCTGGCGCGAAAGAGCGGCGACGTTGCCGCGCTGGAAAAGTCGTTGCAGGAAAAGCTGACCAAGCGCGAGCAGGAGCTGCTGGAGCAGATCAAGTCTAAGGATGCAGCCATAGAAGCTCTTACAGTTGAGGCAACGGCGCGAAAACTGTCGGCAGAACTGTTTGGCGACGGCGCGGACGCGCTGATTCACAACGTTCGGTCCCGACTCCGCACGGAGTTCCAAGACGGTAAGCCAATCGTGCGAGTGCTCGACGAGAACGGCCAGCCTTCGGCG